ATGGCTGAGCAGCTGGACAACTCGATCAAGGAGAATGCCGCCGGGCCACGGAAGGCCAGCGGCGATTCGGGGTCTGTCGAACAGCATGGTCTTGCCGACCAAATCGCTGCCGACAAATACCTCGAATCGAAGAAGGCCAGCCAGTCGAAAGGACTCGGCATCAAGCTGGTCAAGCTCAGCCCCCCCGGAACGTCGGGAGGGACCGTCTGATGTGGCCCTTCACCTCTCGTCGCCGCGCCGCCGCCACAGACGACCGGTCCCTCCCGGCCCCGGGAGGGCCTCTCACGGCGCTGGGTACACCGCCGGTGGTTCGGGCCCGCTATGACGCGGCGCAGACCACCGCCGAAAACGCTCGGCACTGGGCGATGGCCGATGGCCTGTCCGCCGATGGTGCGGCTTCACCCGACGTCCGCAAGAAGCTGCGTGAACGGGCCCGCTACGAGGTGGCGAACAACTCCTACGCCAAGGGCATCGTCCTGACGATCGCCAACGACTGCATCGGCACCGGGCCTCGCCTGCAGTTGCTGACCGAGGACGACGAGACGAATCGGATCGTTGAGGCTGCATTCGCTGAATGGTCACGGGCGGTGAACCTGGCCGAAAAGCTCCGCACGATGCGGATGGCCAAGGCCACCGACGGTGAAGCGTTCGCCGGTTTGATCGAAAGCGCGATCGTCGATTCGCCCGTGATGCTCGAACTGCGCCTGATCGAAGCCGATCGCGTGGCTTCGCCGGTCTTCCCCAGAGTGTCGAACATCCCGCCGGCCGCCCAGGTCGACGGCATCATTCTCGACAGTTGGGGCAAGCCGCAGACCTACACGATCATGCGCGAGCATCCCGGCGCGCCGAACAGCGCATCAGCATGGAAAACACCGTGCGATCTGGTACCGGCTGACTCGGTGATCCACTGGTTCCGGGCCGACCGACCCGATCAGCATCGAGGCGTTCCGGAGATCACGCCGGCGTTGCCGCTGTTTGCCCAACTGCGACGCTACACGCTGGCGGTGATCGCCGCCGCTGAGACCGCCGCCGACTTCGCGGCCGTGTTGTTCACCGACGCTCCGGCCAACGGTGAGGCCCAGCCGCTCGAGCCAATGGACATCGTCGAACTCGAGAAGCGCATGGCCACGGTGCTGCCCGATGGCTGGCGCTTGGGACAGATCGAAGCCCAGCAACCGGCGACCAGTTACGCCGAATTCAAGCGGGAGATTCTCAACGAGATCGCGCGTTGTCTGAACCTGCCGTACAACATCGCCGCCTGCAATTCGTCGGGCTACAACTACGCCTCCGGTCGCCTAGATCACCAGACCTACTACAAGTCCATTCGCGTCGAGCAGGCGCACTTGGCTGAAACCGTGCTCGACCGCATCTTCACCGCATGGGTCCGCGAAGCGTCGCTGACCTCGGACCTGAAGATGCTCCATCATGTCCGATCGCTTCCGCATCAGTGGTTCTTCGACGGCACCGAACACGTTGACCCGGCCAAGGAAGCCAACGCCCAGGCGACGCGGCTGACAAGCAACACCACCACGCTCGCGGCCGAGTACGCGCGCCAAGGCAAGGACTGGGAGACCGAACTGCGCCAGCGCGCGAAGGAACACACGCTGATGCAGGAACTCGGACTGACAGAGCCAGTCACAGCATCCATCCCCAACACGGACGAAGACGAGGAGGCCGACACGGATGTCGAACAGCAACAAGCAGCCTGAATATCTCAGTTTCCGGTGCCCGCTAACCATCGAGGCGGCGGACGATGCTGAGAAGAAGATGCCGCGCTTCCGCATGGTCGCTTACACCGGCGGTGTGATGCGGATCACCGGCTTCCCGCATCCGGTCGTGGTCGATCTGGAGGGCCTGGCCATCGAGCGCCAGGACATCCCGGTGCGACTCGATCACAACCCGCGACAAGGCGTGGGCCACACACAGCGAGTGGTGATCGAGAACGGCCAGGTCGTCGCCGAGGGCCTGGTCAGCCGCGACACATCGTGGGCGCGCGACGTGGCCAAGAGCGCCGTCAACGGCTTCCCATGGCAGGCCAGCATCGGCGCTTCGGTGGTGGACGCACAGTTCATCCCCAACGGCCAGGAAGTGACCGTCAACGGCCGCACCTTCCGAGGGCCGCTTCATGTAGTCCGCCAGGCCATCCTCAAAGAGATCTCGTTCGTCGACAGCGGCGCGGACACCCAGACCAGCGCCCGCATCGCTGCCCAAGACACCCTTCAGCACACCCCGTCACAGGAGCAGACTTCCATGACCGCAACCGACAAATCCACCCCCGGAACCACCGGCAACACCGACAAACCCGGAAGCCCCGGAACCTCCGGAAGCCCCACGACGGCCGACGCCGAAAGCCCCAACGACACGGCGGATACCACGACCGTCACCGAGCCGGTCACGAACGACGACGACCCGAAGGTGCAGGAGCCGCAGAAGCCGACCAACACCGCGATGCCCAGTGCGACGCGGACCACGCCCACGACCGTCAACGCCTCGGCCAACGCGCCCGCCGGCAACGCTGACGAGCCGGACGACAACCCCGTCCTGCAGATGCGACAGCAGATCGCCTCTGAAACGCGGCGTATCGAAGCCATTCGCAAGATCTGCGACGGCAAATTCCCGGGGGTCGAGGCCAAGGCCATCGAGGAAGGTTGGGACGAGACGCGGACGGAACTGCATGTGCTGCGTGCCTCGCGCCCCAAGATTCCGCCGTCCACCGCCGGCAGCCGACCCGAACCGACAAGCCCGCAGGTCTTCGAGGCCGTGGCGATGATGGCCAGCGGCCTGCCCAACTCCCGGGTCGAGGCGATGTTCGTCGAGCCGGTGCTCGAAGCCGCCGACAAGCTGCGCGGCATGGGCATCCAGGAATTCTGCGAACTGGCCTACGGCCAGCAACTGCCGCGCTTCCGGCGTGACGCCGCCGGCTGGCTGCAGGCCGCGTTCAGCACCACCACGCTTCCGGGCGTGCTCAGCAACATCGCCAACAAGATGCTGCTGGAGGGCTACAACTACATTGAGGACGCCTGGCGCAAGGTCGCGAAGATCGCCAGCGTCAACGATTTCAAGGAGCACAGCCGCTACCGCATGACCGGCGCGTTCAAGTTCGAGCAGGTCAGTGCGGACGGTGAGCTCAAGCACGGCAAGCTGGACGAGCAGAAGTTCGGCCAGAAGGCAGACACCCACGGGATCATGTTCGCACTGACCCGCCAGATGATCATCAACGATGATCTGGGCGCGTTCACGGACATCCCGCGCCAGATCGGCATGGGTGCGGCCGAGTCGATCGCCGATGCGGTGTGGAGCCTGTGGCTGCGCAATCCCGTCCAGACCGACGGCAAGGCGTTCTTCCACGCCGATCACGGCAACTACGCCGGAGGCGCGGACACCGCACTCAGCGTCGACGGCCTGACCGACGCCGAAATCCAGTTCAGCCAGCAGACTAAGCCCAACGGCCGGCCGCTGGGGATGCCGGCGAATATCCTGCTGGTTCCCACCGCGCTCAAGGTCGCCGCTGAAATGCTCATGAAGAGCACGCAGCTCAACGAGACCACGACCGCGAACAAGCCCAAGCCCTCGACGAACCCGCATGTCGGCAAGTTCGACGTGGTGTCCAGCGTGTACCTGTCCAACGTGTCGTTCAACCTCGAAGCGGGCGAAGCCGACGTGACCACCCGCGCCAATCAGGGCTGGCGTGCGACCGCGCCGACGCTGCGGGAATGCACCGCCGAGTTCGAGATGCTCTGGAAGCCGGGCGATGCCGGGTTCGACGCGATCAAAACCGCGTTCCTTACCTCGGCCACCGTTGCCCTGGCTGTCCTCACCGGCGACAAGGCCGCGTCAGGCACCGAAGGTCCGCGTGGCGATTTCAGCATCACCAACTTCAGTCGCAACGAGCCACTCGAGGAAGGCGTCACCGTGTCGGTGACCGCCAAGCTCGCCGTGTTCGCCGAATGGGTGGAGGTAGCCTGATGAAAACGTTCACTGATGCAGCCGGTCGGACCTGGACGCTCACGCTCAACCTCGGCACTGCGATGGCGGTCAAGGCGAAGCTCAACATCGATCTGCTCCAACCCGAGGCAGGCGAACCGCCGCTGCTGACGCGCCTGGGCACCGACGAGATGCTCCTGGGCGAAGTGCTCTGCGCCATGCTCGAAGGCCAGTTCGTCACGCACAAGGTCACCGACGAGGACGTGCGGAATGGCTTTGACGGGCAGACGCTGCTCGCGGCGCAGAAAGCGTTCTATGAGGAACTCATCGATTTTTTCCGGTCGCGCGGCCGCAACGACAGGGCCAAGGCGGTCGCCAAGCAGATGGCCATGATCGACGCGGCGGTGACCGCCATCGAGACCAGGATCGACGGGATCGACATCGACAAGACGATCCGTGGTGCGATGTCTTCCGAATCGCCGGAACTCTCGGCCTCGCCGACTTCCGACACCTGACGCTGCGGCAGTTGCTGTGGATGGCCGAGGGCCTGGGCCGCGAGCGGTGGGCGCACACGTCGATCATCTGCTCGCTGATCGCCAACGCCAATCGCGACCCGAAGAAGCACCGCGCCTTCAAGCCATCCGACTTCGATCCGTACCAACGCCCGCGGAATTACGACCGGCGATCACGGATGGTCGCCAGCAAGCAGGATCTGAACCTTCTACGAGAAACCCTTGAGGCCCGCCCCCGGAACCCCCAACTGAAAGGCAACTGACATGGACGTCTCCGCAATCCTCGAATCGCTCGGCAACATCCTCAACTCCGGCTTCGGCTTCGCCATCACGTGGATTGTGATGGTGGGCGTGTTCCTCTGGCTGGCCAGCAAGTTCAACCCGTTCCAGGAGAAGTGGAAGGAATGGGAAGGCTCAATCATCACCGGCATCAAGCTGGCCGAGAAGGAGATTCCCGACGACACGCCCAACGCGGGCCTTGCCAAGCTCGACGCGGCGCTGCGGTTCGTACTCAAAGCCTACGCCGACGCCAACAACGGCAAGCAACCGTCGGACACGCTCGTCGAGCAGATCAAACAGGGCATCCAGATCAAGCACGCCGACCTCGACCGCTACGGCGGCCTCCCCCGGAAATGACCCCCGGAAGCAAGTCGTGACCACCCCAACCTCCACGGAAGGAGACCCCCAATGAAGACCACCCGTTCGCTTCTGTTCCTCGCCGTCGTTCTGGCGCTGACGACCGCCGCAGGCTGTGCCGCCACGCCCCAGGACCGATGGTTCCAGCAGCGCGACGCGCTGAACACCGCCAACCGCGTCTACCTGGCCCATGTGCCGGTGATGACCGACGAGCAGATCGTCCACTACGGCGAACTGCTCCAGACGGCCCGCGCCCAACTCGACCAAGCTCAGACGCAGTTGCCTGACGGCGGTTCGAGCTTCAATACCGCGCTCGACATGGTCGAGGCACTGCTCACCCGCGTGATCGCGCTGGAAACCAACCCCAGCGATGTCGTGCCCGAACCCGCAACCCCGAACACGGAGGACACCCCCGATGACACCCGTTGAAATCCTCGCCCTCATTCAGTCTGCCCGTTCGCTGCTTGACCTAGGTATCTCGCAGTACCGCCTGGCCGAACAGGAGGGCCGGCTCACCGACGAGCAGCGTGCGGCCATCCTCGAAGCCGCCGACCTGACCGATGACCGTGTCGATGCGGTGGTTGCCGCCGCCCGCCAGCGACTCGGTCTGTCCGTCAACTGAGGAAGTAACCCGTGGCGTCCACCCAAGGCATTCGCGCAGGCCGTGCATTTGTCGAGCTGTTTGCTGACGACAGCAAGCTTGTGCGCGGCCTGCGCCGGGCCGAGCGGAAACTCCGCGCCTTCGGCGACTCGGTGCGCAATCTCGGCCTGAAGATGGCGGCGCTCGGGTCGGCCATGCTCGCGCCGCTTGCGGCGTCGGCGAAGCTGTTCAGCGGCTACGGCGACCAGGTGGCGAAGATGGCCAAGCGGACGGGCCTGTCGGTGGAAACGCTCAGCGAACTGCGGTTCGTCGCATCGCAGACCGGCACCGAGTTCGAGACGCTGGAGAACGCCTTCCGCAAGATGCAGCGGTCGATCTACGACGCGGGTCGCGGTCTGTCCACGCAGGTCGATGCGCTGAATGACCTCGGCCTGACGTTCCAGGACCTCGACGGCCTGTCGCCCGAAGACCAGTTCAAGCTGCTGGCGGATCGCATCAGTCAGGTCGAAGACCCGACGAAGAAAGCCGCGTTGGCGATGTCGCTGTTCGGGCGGACGGGCACGAACCTGCTGCCGATGTTCGCCAGTGGTGCCAAGGGCATCGAGATTCTCCAGGCCGAGGCGCGACGGCTGGGCCTGACCATGTCCAGCGAAGACGCCAAAGCGGCCGAGGACTTCACCGATGCCCTCGACCGCCTGTGGAAGGTGATCAAGATGGGCGTGTTCCACGTCGGCGCGGCATTGGCTCCGGTACTGCAGAAGGTGGCCGACACGATCACCACGCTGGCCGTACAGATCTCCGCGTGGGTGCAGCGCAACCAGCAACTGATCGTCACTGTGCTGAAGGTGGTCGTCGGCATCATCGCCGCCGGTGCCGCCATCGCGGTGTTGGGAACGGTCATCTCCGGCTTCGCCACGATCCTTGGTGGGTTGATCACCGTGGTCACCACGGTGGTCGCCGTGCTAAAAGTGCTGGGCGCGGTAATCGCGTTCCTCGTCTCGCCGATCGGCCTGGTCATCGCGGCCGTCGCGGCGCTCGCCGGGTATCTGATCTACGCCACCGACGCGGGCGGCAAAGCGCTGGCGTGGCTGGGTGGCCGGTTCAACGTCCTTAAAGAGGATGCGCTGACCGCTTACCAGGGCATCGCTGACGCGCTCGCTGCCGGTGACATCGGCCTGGCGGTGAAGATTCTGTGGCTGACGATCAAGATGGAGTGGACGCGCGGCGTGAACTTCCTCGAAAAGGCATGGCTGAACTTCCGCAACTTCTTCATTCGAATTGGCTACGACGCCTGGCATGGCCTGCTGGCCGTTGCCGAGATCGTCTGGCACGCGCTGGAGGTCGGGTGGATCGAGACCACCGCGTTCTTCGCTAAGGCGTGGCAGAACTTCGTCGGCTTCTTCGCTCGTACATGGGAGCGCATCAAGGCCGGGGCGAAGAAGGCGTGGAACTGGATCAAGTCGCTGTTCGATGACTCGGTCGATCTGGAAGCCGAGAACAAACTGGTCGAGGAGCAGAAGCAGGCCGCGATCAACCGCATCGACGACGAACAGAAGCGCCGGGTCGCTCAGCGCGAAGCGCAGCGGGAGGCCGAGCGCCGGCGGGCTGCCGCCGTGCATGAAGCGACGCTCGCGGAGATCGGCCGCGAGAACATGGAAAAGCACCGCGAGCTCGATGCTGAGTACGCCAGCCGGATGGCCGACAACGAGGCCGATCTGGCCAAGGCTCGCAAGGAGTGGCGCGAGGCGGTCGATGCGGCGAAGAAGAAGCGCGAAGCAAAGGAAGCGGACGAAGGCCCCGGTGGTCTGGAAGGTCCCGACGACATCATCAACAAGGCGCGGGACGCGCTGGCTGGACTCGGCGACATTGGCGACCTGGTTCAGGCCGAGGCGGCAAAGATCGGTGTCAAGGGCACATTCAACGCCGCCGCCGTGCGCGGGTTGGCTGCGGGTGACGCCGCTGACCGGACTGCCAAGGCCACCGAAGAAACCGCCAAGCACACGAAGAAGCTCGTCCAGGCCGCACAGACCGGTGGTCTGACGTTCGCGTAGTTTGCGGAGCCGGCTGTCAGAGTACTGAAGGCTTTTGGCGACGCTGACGACAGCAGTTTACGCCGAGCACAAACGCTCCAGTTATAGCAAGGAGAACGGCTAGAGGACCCGTCACGAGGACTAACCGCGAGTGCGCCAAACGATACTCCAGAGGAGCGCCGGTAACGTCACAGGCGACGATGATACCAGCATGAATCAACCCGATGATACCGATCCCTAGCACCACCCAGCCAAAGGCACGTACACCGCCAACAATCGCGACTGGCACGACGAGGAGAACGATGACAGTCAGGATGAGTGCGCCAGTGAACATCTGTCACCCATTGGCGGAACGGTTCGGCCACCTGCTGGCATGCCGCCTATAGACGGCGTGCGCAAGCATTCTATAGCAACCTCTGACGATATACGAGCAGTATCAATGCCCATCACCTGCACCGAAAACATCGACTCGCGGCAGTACACCGAGGATCAGTCGGCCGAGTTGGTCTACTCGATTCGCGGCACGGCCGATGAAGACGCTGCGATGGCCTCGCTCAAGGCGACTGCGCCCGACACTTTCCAGGGGCTGGTGCGTCAGCCACCGACGGTCGAACCCGTCCACATCGACACGGTCAACCCCGACCGGTGCATCTGGACCGGCACGGCCCAGTACGCACCACGCCAATATGAACAGCCGCCGGAGACGGGTGACTCGTCGTTCAGCTTCGACACCGGCGGCGGCACGCAGCACATCACGCAGTCGCTGGGGACGGTCGGCAGTTACGCCGCGTCGGGCACAGCTCCCAACTTCCGGGGGGCGATCGGTGTCACGCACGACAACGTCGAAGGCGTGGACATCACGATCCCCGTCTACAACTTCTCCGAGACGCACTACCTGCCCGCCTCGCAGGTGACCAATACCTACAAGGGCACACTGTTCGCCCTGACGGGCAAGGTGAACAGCGCGGCATTCCGCGGGCTGGCTGCGGGCGAGTGCCTGTTCCTCGGAGCGTCGGGTTCACGGCGTGGCACCGACGAAGAAGACGACTGGGAGATCACCTTCCGCTTCGCAGGCAGCCCCAACCGCACCGGCATCAGCGTCGGCCCGATCACCGGTATCGCCAAGAAGGGTTGGGAGTACCTGTGGGTGCGCTACGCCGACGTGGAAGACACGGCCAGTAACACGCTGGTCAAGCAGCCCGTCGCCGCCTATGTCGAGAAGGTCTACGAAGAGGCGAGTTTCGCCGGATTGGGGATCGGGTGATGGGTGACGCAATGAAAAAGGTGCGCACCGGCGACCCGCTGGTCGTCCCCGCGCAGGCGTACAACGCCTTCATTGACGCGGCGAAGGATTTTCACCAGCGCACGGCCTACCTTGGCCAGCAGGCCACACCTGGCTATCGCTCGGTGGGCATCGTGCTGGTCAAGAACGAATCCGGCGAAGACCGCGCCCGCTTCGACGTGCTGGGCCTGGGCGATCCGATCTTCCTGCCTGATAGCGGTGCCGTCGCCGAGCAGTCGTTCAAGAATGCCGTGGCGTTCCGTGGCGACATGCCCGACGAGACGCTGCACCAGGGCAAGTTCGTGATCCTGCTCGAACCGCTCGCCGCAGGCGCGATCGGTCGGGCGTACCTGGCCGGTGTCACCGTGGTGCGTCTGCGTCTCGAAGACGCGGCCCAGCAAGTCACGCACGCCGAGATCATCGACGCCGACGCCACGGCGCTGCAACCTGCTGCCGGCGGATCGGCGGCGGTGCTGTGGCATCAGGAACAGACAGGAGACGTGTGGGCCGTCGTGCGACTCGGTAATGCCGCACCTGCGGGCGTGTGGGTGCAAATCACTTCCACCGAGGCCAACGGTGGTCAGTATGCGAGTTGGCAGGAGGTGGAACTGACCGACGACGGCAGCGGCGGGCTCGCGTGGTCGGTGGTCGCTGACGGACTGAACGGCACCGACGACGGCGCGCTCTACGAGGTCAACGGCATCGAGAACATCCCGGCCGACACCGTCGTGCAGGCGTTCGCCAATCCGGCCTACGATCCGGCAGCGGGCACACTGCCTGCATGGCTGTTCCAGTACGAACAACCCGACATCATCGGCTTCGGCGTCCCGGCGGATGGTGAAGTGGATGTGCCGCACGATGCCGACATTGATCTGATCATCACCGACGTTGGCGGTAACCCGAGCCGCGAAGAATCGATCAAGGTGTGAACGGCAATCGGTTTCAAACTCCAGCGTCGTTGCGTTCATGCTCGCACTCCAAGATGGTTTCCCCCCATTATGCACTGTGCCAGTGTCTTCGGTCTAGGGGTACACGGTGATTGACGCATGTAACATCTGGGCCTAACATGTGAAAGCTTATTCACTTTTGGAGTTATTATGGCGACGCAAAGAATAGACTCACGGCTTCGTCAGGAGCAGATTGCCCAAGCGGCTTTGGATCTGATTGCTCATAAAGGGCTTGCTCAAGTGAGTTTGACGGCCGTCGCCCGCCGCGTGGGCGTGGTGCCTTCGGCGATCTACCGCCACTTTGCCAGCAAAGACGAGGTGCTGGATGCCGTGGCTCGACTTATCCTCGACCGGCTGATGCAAAACGTGGATGCGGCGTGCGACCAAGACCGTGATCCCCTGATAATCCTGGAGAGCTTGCTCAACCGGCATACACAAATGGTGCGTGAAAACAAGGGGATTCCGATCATCCTCCTGTCGCCAGACTTCTACTTCGAGCGCCCTGACCGCCGAAAGCTGGTCTACGAGGGCATTGGTCATTACCTCAAGCGCGTGGAAGAACTGATCAAACAGGCCAGTGAGGATGGCCTTGCCGATGCCGATGTCGATCCTCATGCTGCCAGCCTGTTGTTTCTGGGCTTGATTCAGCCGCCGGCGATTCTGTGGCATATGAGCGACGGCGACTTCGATGTGACGCGACAGACCCGTCAAGCATGGCCGATGTTTTTACGTGCCATCCAAGCGTAACCGAGGTGCGAGATATGAGAATATTTATTCACATAAGACGCCTTGCCTTTTTTGTCCTGATAACCATGACGGTGCTGGCGATGATCGGCGGCGGGTTCTGGCTGGTCCGGCATCGCCGGGCCGCGTTGGCCGATGCGCCGCGTTATGGCGAGCAGCCCGTGCCCGTCCACGTCGCG